TATGGAAGTTTAATTCCTGTGGGCTCACCAGTCTGTGGATCTTTATCTTCAAATCCTGGCAGATCTAAATAAACATGACATTCTAATAATGTATAAATATCATCTTGTCTTTCAACTCTAATACCTTCTAATTTTTGTTTCTTTTCTTTTAATTCATCTGTTTGTATTGCTGGTTCACCAAGTTCAACATCTCTATAGAAACCACTTACTTGTTGTTTTCTTAAATCATTTGCTGAAATTTTAATTGTATGAATAACTGCTTCAGCATCCTCTAATGAAGTTGCAGAATAAGGAACTATTAAATCTTCAGCTGGAATAAATTTAGATACAGCTCTTCCTAATAATTCATCATAATAAACTTTTTTAAATGTAGATCCTGATAATGGTAAATAGAATAACATCTGATCAAATTCAGGTTCGTATTCTTTCATCACATCCATAATCTCATAGTTCATGAAATCTTTAACGCGAGCTGCTTGATCTAATCTTTCAGGAGTTATTGCTCCAATAATTTGAGTTCGTACCGGTCCATCTGCTGGTAATAATTCTTTATAAGCTTGTGATTGAAATTGAGTTACAGATTCTGCAAGTACTGGATGTGTTACACCTGATGCACCTCTAAATGGTTCTGTTCGTCTTTCATATTTAAATCCTAAAAGATCTAAACCATTTGTATAAGTTGTTTCCCAATCTTGTCTTGAAGAACGATATTCAAGATAGTTATCAACTAAATCTGCACCTATTTGTCCTAATTCTTGTTCATCAATTACTTCTGCTAAATTTGAAGAATGATTATCTGATTGTAATTCTTGAGTTGGATCAAAAGAAATTTCTACGCCACCATCTTCCATTTGATTCATTTCAACATTTTCAATAGGTGTAATTTGTTGTGTTTGTTCTAAAGCAACTTCTTGTTCTTTAAATTCTGGATCCGATGGAGTTGGAGTAACATTCGGTAATGATTTATCTATTTCAGCCATGATTAATTATATCTTTTTTTAAATAATGATTCAACACCTTGTGGATTGGGACCTCTAACAGGTGGCACTGTTTTTGTCAATCCACCATTAGCCATATTTGCTGTTGGTTGTGATACAAAGTTTAAAAGATCAGCATTATTTCTTAATGCATTCATTGTAGCAAAATCTAAACCTCCTACAGCTTTTCCTAATGTTTGAAGACCAGGATCTGAACTTCCAACATTTACTGTTCTTTGATAATTTGCAGCTGAAGGTAAACTCGGATTATTTAATAATTGATTATAAGTTGTACTTGCAGACTGACCATAAGGTACTTGAGTAGCTCCATAAAAATTAGCTACTAAATCTTCCCCTATATCTCTTAAACTTTGCATGTTAGGTCTTATAGATTGAATTTCATTTGCTGCTCCTAAAACTTGTGATCCAAATAATCCTAAAGATTGAGGTAATAAACCAGCAGGATTAAAATATCCCATGGATACGGCATTAGCTATTTTATCTCTTATTTGACTTGCTGCTGTTGCATGTCTTAAATCTGAAACAACTCCTGTTTCTCCAGGTAAACCACTTGTTCCAAATGTTTTTTCTTGCATGTCTGCAATCTCTGGACCGGAATAAAGACTACCTAAATAATCTTGTAATATTTTTTGTGTTGATGGTGTTGTTGAAGTTGTTGATTGCGTTGTTACAGTTGGTTGTGTTTGTGTTGTATCATCTGTAAAAACATTATAATATCCACCTGCTGGACCTCTTTCTGGATCCGCTAATTTCCATTCAATCGGTCTACCTTGTAAAGTTGTTGGAAATTCAGTTGTTGTAGATGTAGATGTTCCTGTTGACATTACCGTTTTAAAAAATTCTTCAGGGTCTGTACCATAATAATTTAAATCGGATCTTGAAGGATCATATTTTGGTTGATACAACGGTTTACCAGAAAAGGGACTATATATAAGTTCATATTGTATTCCATTTGGTGCAGTAACAGAGGTAGGATAAGTTCCACCATCCGCGTATCGTTTTCTTTTTTTAAATAAACTAGCTACACCACCTTTTTTCATTCCACCATATCCTTTAAATAATTTATTTAAACCACCACCTGGTTCAAATAGATAAGTGCCTCTAATGTTAAATTGTTTTTTTTCTGGATCATAAGTAGAAGTTATTACTGATTGATCTCCTTCATAATCTAAACCTACTGTATATGGACTTCTTTTATAAGTATTTGATTGTGTAATTGCCTCATCCATAAAAGGAAAATCATATTTTATATTTCTAGAATTTCTTTGTTTGTCTAAACTTCCAGTTGCATATATTCCATCTTTTATTTTATATCTAATATCACCGCCAGATAACTGTGATTTATCTGAAACTGTTGTAAAAGGATTTGGAGAAAAATCACCTGAAGTAATATTTACTCTAGGATTAATTTCTAGATCACCTAATTTTATTGGATATTTTTTATAATATTTAGATATGTCTTCTTCTGACATATCACTTTCAGAAAATAATTTTTCTAATTCTCTGTTACTTAATTCAGTGTCTTTACCTATTAATGGCAATAGTTCTTCTGGATATAATCCTCCACCTTGCCTTAAATTAACTCTACCTCCTTTTTTATAATTGAATACTGGTGATCCTTTACGTTTTAAAAATCTTCTAAAGCCAGCATTAGTATCTGGAAATGATTCAGGATCTGCATTAATTAATTCTATAAATTCTTCTTTAAGTAATTTTTTAACATCTTCAGATACAGATCCACCATCTTTAAAGTTTATATCCGATGGATCAAAGTTTGGATCATCGGGTAATCTTCCTCTTGTATCTTTAGTAGTTTTTAATTTATTATAAACTTCATTTAAACTTTCATTAGTATTCTTACCTGTAATTAATTCTTTAGCTTTGCTTCCAAATATATTTTCAAATACATCTTCTGCTCTACCTCTAGATAATTGATCTATTTGTTTTGCATTTAATGAAATTAAGTCATCATCTAAAAATTGTTTAATTAAAGTTTCAGCTTCAATAGTTTTTCTACTAATAGGAGCAACTCCTTTTTCTCTCATTAAACTTTCAAGTCCTGGTCCTGTAATCTTTTCTTTAGTTGCAAGATCTACAACTTCAGCAGTTGTTTCTTTTGGTTTAACAACGCCTATAATTCTTTCAACGTTATCATTAAATGTTTTTAATTGTCTTTCTGTAAATTGACCTACATAGTCAGAAGCATTTTGAACTATGCTTCTCATACTATCTACAACTTCTGGTTTTGAATAATCAAAATCTTTTGGGGTAACTTTTCTATTAATTAATCTATCTATTTCTGATCCTGGTATTGGAGTCACATTTGTTCTACTACCAATATTAGGTTTAATTCCTAATTGTTTTAAATTTTCAAAAAGTTTAAATAGGATTTGTTTCATTTAGTAGTATTCCTTTTCCTCATGAATAATTTTTTCATCTGCATAGTCCTCTGGGTGTTCAATAAAGCCACCCTGTCTAAATCTCATTACAGCCTGTGTCATTGAGTCAACGAGGTCATCATGATCTCCATATGGAAATGCCGCGCATTCCTCAATAACCTCTTCTGCAAACTTATGTTCTGGAGCCCATATTTGACCTGATTCAAATAACGGTGCTACAGCATTTACTCTAGAGTGCTTATCATTTCCTTTGCTTGGTGTAAAGTTAATGACTGGAATACCCATCTTACGTAATTCATAAGTTAGCGGTAATCCTGATGCTTTTGATTCCACGATCACCGAATCGGGTTTCCAATAGTAATACTGTTCTAATGCTTTACGTCTTAACTCTGGAAACTCTAATCTTTCCTTTACTGAATCTAATAGTATTAAATTCGGTCCGCTGTCCTCGCTTGGATAAAATACACCCCAAGTCGTAATAGCTGAAAAGTCAGCAGATTCCTTTTTAAGAAATGCCGTGTCATAACTTTGAATCACATGATACAAAGATGGAATATAATCTCTATCCCACTTACGCCACCATTCACGCTTAATGATTGATCCTTCTTCTGATGTAGGATTCTGCATCCATTGAGCATTCCATTTCTGAATAGACAATGATGCTTTTACAGATTCTAATTCTGATAACTTCCAATACTCTGGCCATACAGGAGTATTGTTTGGAAGGATAGCTGGAAATTCTACAACCTCCCATTGATCTGACTTTAATTCTTTTTGAGCCCCGATCAACGCTCCGGTAAGATCTTTCAACGACCAACGTGTCATAACCACAACTATTTTTCCACCGGGTTGTAATCGCTGACGTGGACCTGAAGTATACCACTCATAAGCACGCTCCAATGATTCTGGATTCATAGCGTCTTGTTCCGAGTGTGGGTCATCGATAATAAGTAAATCCGCTCCGCGGCCCGTGATCGCCCCGCCAACACCCGCTGCAAAGTATTCACCACCTTGTTCTGTTTCCCAACGGCCCGCGGCTTGTGAATCTTCGCGCAATGTAGTTTTAAAAAATGTTTTATATTCTTGGCTATCAATTAAATGTTTTGCTTTTCTACCAAAGCGTACCGCAAGTTCAGTTGTATGGGTTGTTTGAATAATTTTTAATTTAGGATTCTTACCAATCATCCAAGCAGGAAGTAAGAATGATGCAAATTCAGATTTGGTATGTCTTGGTGGCATGTTAATAATTAATCTATTAATCTTTCCTTCTGCAAGACGATTAAATTGATCAGCAATTTTTTTATGATGAGAACCTTCAACAAAATCTGGCCAGACTGCTTTTACAAAAGTTAAAAAGTCTTTATGTACCTTTTCTTCCTTTTTCTTCTCATCTAACTTTATTGCATACTTCATAAAATCCTTACGTGCATCCACGGGGAGTTTATTCAGATCTATCTTACTTAAATCCATAAAATTTTTTTATAAAATTTTTTATAAAATTTTTTCACCTTTGATATTTTTTTACAATGTATTTATCACGGTTAAATGTCTAAATCTAGGTCTAAAGGGTAATCTGTTGGGACCCCTATATATTTTAAGGGGGATGGGGGGTCACGGACTATCGGCATACTAGATCCCTTGGGACCCACAAGGAGGCGCGCAACAGCGCGCCGTCCCCGAGCCGCGAAGCGGCGAGGGCTGCACCC